TTATCCTCACCTGTATCTTTATCTCTATAAACGATTTGTTTATCCATTAAATCCTTATCAATATTAGCATCAGTAGCATCAGGGTCTACACCTCTACCTACATCCCCTTTCTCTTTCATATAATCTTCTATAGTTGGCAAAGGTTCTCCAAATTTACGATCTTTCCAAGTAGACTCTTTTAATAATGGTTTCATTTTAATCATGTTCATACTCCAAAGAATAGTCTTCTATTCCAAATTTATCCCAACTACCAACATCGTCTTGAAATCCTTCATACTTCTCACCAACATTAATAACTTTCTTTATTACTTGTAATTTAGGTATATTTTTATCCCTATCACCTTTATACGGATCATCAGCAGTTGGATATTTTAACTGTTTCCAACCACCCTTCTCAAACCAAGGTTCAGGTTTATTCATATTTACACCCAATACTCGGTCTTTTCCTGCCAATGTCCAACCCGTATCTGGTTCTCCGCCATCTGCTTTATATGACACGACATTATTTGAAACTTCTTTCAAAATGTCCATCAATTTAATCACTTTTATCCTCTAATGGATCTGATACTAATTCTTTTAACTTAATCACTTTCGTTATCACCTTGCCAATTTTTATCTATATAATTAAAGAATTTTGATTTTGCTTCATCACCCAATTCATCAGGAGAACCAACACCAAATTTTTCTAATGCACTATTAAAAAATTTCTGATATTCGTCTTTGTCGCCAGTTTCTTCATTAACTTCATAGTATCTACCTATGATATGTCCCATATCTTCATATAATGCACTCATTCTTTCTTGTAATCCTTGTGCATCATTAGCAATTTTACTAAATTGACCTGACAAATTATTTAGTTCTTTCATATTACGATTAATTGTAATTTTATCAAACCATTCTTCGGTTTCTCTCAGGGTATGAGTTCTTGCAGTCTTTGCAATGTTAGATAATTTTTCAGCAACTGCTCTTATATCATTTTCACGATAAATATGTTTACCCAATGAACCAAAATTTCTAACATCTTCTAAAAACTGTGTTTCATCTATATTTTGTTCTTCTTCTTCTGGTATCATAGATGACAGTCTAACATTAGAATCTGCATTTTCAGTTGATATTTTAGTTCTAAACATTTCAGTTGTATCAAAGGCTGGTTGACTTATCATTCCACCTGCCATAAAATGTTCTGCTATTTGTTTTAATTTAATTTTCTTTGACATTATATGTCTCCCATTATCTTGAGTATCTTCTAAATTTATCTCGTACTTTATGCCACAATTGTTTTATAAAATCTTCTTCACCAAAGTGTGTTCGTCTAATATCACCTTGATTAATTCCTTTTATTAAATCCATAGCATTATATCTACCACCCTTTACTCCATCCATCATCGTTTTAATAACTTGTTGTGAGGCTTTACCTAAATGTTTTGACATTACATTTAAATCTCTATCAACATGCTGTTTTGCCTCTGGTGAACTAAATGTCTTTGGATATGCTGTAAATTCATCCAACTCAATCATATGTTGTTTAAATTTTCTATGAAATGATTGTTCGTTAGTTGATTTTTTAGATTCATCTACTTCAATTCCATCTTTTTCAAGTAAAAATCTTTTAAAATCTCTATGACTGAAATCTCCCATTATTCACCTCTAATAATCTTATTAATCATATCTTCGGCTTTACAATACTGACCACAAGTTCTTCCTTGTGCTTTAGTTGTTCTATCTACACCCTCAGACATTGGATACATAAAAGCACCTTGTGTAGAAGGATTGGATACAAAATCAAAAGCAATTAATTCAAAATCTGGTTGAACTTGTTGTAAATCTTCACCATCTGCTTCACTAACTGTTTCTACTGAACCCATCCCACGAGACGAAATTCCGAGTTTAATTCCTGCTTTAAATAATTCTTTTAATATATTACCACTTGGTGTACCCAATACTTCAACCGTACCAAGTAAATCATCACCTAACCAATGCATCTCTTTAATATTATGTGAAACATTCTGTAGGTTCACTACAGACGAATCTGGGTGGTCTAATTCCCCCATAGCGCGACGCTCTTTAATATAGGTAGAGGAATACTTTTTTGCCTCCCTGACCAAAACTTCTCTTGGATACACTCTACCATTTTGATTTTTAGCCTCTGCCCGTTGTAATACTCCTTTAACAATTAATTTACCATTGTTTTCCTTTAATGATTCATTTATTTGTTCTTCTTTTATTTCAAAGGGTAGGTAATCTATTATTAGTGATTTGCTCATAATTATTTTATCCTCTTAGTGAGTGTCATTAATTCTCTCATAAATTTAGTTATATGTTGTTGATATGACTTTATTATTTTATTGGCAATTGGTTTCTCACCACCACCACTTAAATCTTGTGCTAACTCATACATATTCAAACGTAAACGACTTTCTGCCTTCTGTATATTCTTTACCTGTCTTTTTGTCTTTTTAGGGTTAACAGGTGCCTCTGTTAAAAGTTCAGAAGCCTCAAGAAAATCTTTTAATCCTACAGACATTAGTATAATTTACCAACTTTATTAGCTAATTTAACTAATCTCTCACTAATTTTACCTAATGCCTTATGAGTAGTTTTCCAATAATCTCTTGAATCTATGTTCAATTCATTTTTCAGTCTAACATTATATTGAACAGTTCTTTCTAATTCTTGTAAGGAATCACGAGTTTCTCTCATTGCCAACCCAATTTTTTGTCTGGGTGTTAAAGTCTCATCATTTCTATATTGATGATATCTACCTTCTTTAACAACTTCATATCCAGTTGAATTGGTTGCCACTTCTTCTTCCTTATCCTTATCTTTCTTTTTCTTCGAACTAAATGCAAACGGTGTATTATATCCTGCAATATCACCAGTTTGTGTGATTTCATTAGTTTTTAATAATTCCCTAACAAATGCCCTAATATATTGTCTTAACTTATTTTCTGCCAAGGACATCTTCTAACTCCGTTATCAAGTCATAGTATCTTAGTAAAGTTGTTAATTTTTTCTCTGTATTTTTATTTTCACAAATCGTATCTGCAAAGGTAATCGCCTCTGTTAACTTAATTTTAGTAATATCATCATCTATGGCAGGTACAAGTTGTTTTAAATAACTTTTTATTTTACCAACTTCTACTTGTACAAATTCTTTTAATGAGGTAACATTAGAAACATTATTAATATATTTTCTCAATACTTCTTTTTGTTCTGTAGATAATTTGGAATACTTTTTATTAAACTTTTCTACCATTAACTCATAAGCAAGTAATCTAACATCCTTTTCTTCAGTAGTTACTACAGATTCACTAATTTTTTTATTAGGATTAGAAGAAATTAAATTTTCAACAATAGTATATCTTGAATCTATTTCTTCTTTTGGACTATAACTTTCGTTAGAAGTTTCAATAGAAAATAGTTTCCAAATGGAAGCCAATTGTTTAAAATTAGGGATTTTTGAAGTAAATAATGTTTTTACATCATAATCTTCTTTAATTTCTTTAATTAAATTATATTTTTCCCTTCTAAGAGAGGCATTTGTAATTTTTGCCCGTTCTTTTAATACGGCATCCACCAATCTGTTTGCACGTTCTTCAGAATTATATCGTTCTTTTGTTAAAATTTCATATAATTCTAACTCTTTACCTAATGCAGTATTTTTATTAAAATACTTTTTGACTAAATTTACAGATTTTGATTCTTTATTGCTCAGTATATCTGCTGTTATTTGTCGAGTCAAAACTTCAAATAACACACCAGTATTTTTAATTTTACTGTGCTTCAACTTTTTTGACATATATCACTCCAATGATAATTATATTCATTCTATTATAAATATTAAACTTCTAAAATTTATATATATTACGAATTAGAATTAATTTCCTTATCATATTCCTCTTTTACTTCCTCAGACTCGGTTAATATCTTCGTATGAGGTTTAATTAATGTTCCTTTTAATTTATCTACATGAGCTAAAGCTAATGATTTTCCATACTTAGGGGCACCACTTCCACCTTTTCTTTTATCGTGAGCTCCTAACGGATCTCTACCTCTTGCACTCCCATCTTTTCCATAATGAGGGCCTTCTTTAGGTCTACCTGCCCCCTCTTGTCCACCTTCAGGACTTCCACCTTCATCTTTTAACTCATGACCAGTTCTTCCCATAGCTAAATCACTTGGTGTTCCTTGTGATTCACCAGATTTTGCTGGATCATTTCCTTCTGTTTCTATTTGTCCTCTTCTAAATTTTTGTTTAAAATCGAAAATAATACCTTCATCTTCTTTCTTAATTTCTTCATCTGTAAATCCAAATATGTTTCTATAAATCCAATCTGTAGAAACTATACCATCTTGTAACATTGAAGATGCAAGTGAAGTTTTACTCGTCCACAACTCAATTTTTTCTTGTTCATATATTGTAGATGGATTTGTTAAACCCAAATCAAAATTAACTAAATCTGCATCTGTGTATCCTTGTACATATAAATGTACGATTGCAATTTTAGTTAATTCACTAACTACAATTCTTTGTATTCTTTCAATAGTTCTAGCAAATCTTACATCCTCTGCTGCAAGTGTTGCCTTACTACCTACTTGTTCTTCATATCCAAGAAATGCCTTTGGAACTTTTAATGCTGCCATTAACTTGTTTCTCAAATATTCAATATCTTCTACCGCCTCATAAGTTAATCCTGGCAAAGAATCTATTTGTGTTCCACTATCTCCACCACGAACTGGTACAAAGAAATCCTCTGTAATATTCTGCATATTATATCGTAAGTTATAATCACCCGATTCTTTTTCTACTACGGGAGCCTTTTTCATTTTGTTAATAATTTGGTTCATATAATTATCAACTTCGTTTGGTGGAATATTACCTATATCAATCTTAAACACTCTCTTTTCAGGTGCTCTCATAATCCTATGAATTAACATAGCATCTTCCATAAGAGATAATTGTTTCCAAGTCTTTCTACCACCTTCAACCATAGCCTTACCATACGGTAAATAATTTGAATCTCCCAATAATCTAAAATGAGCAATTTCGAAATTTTCAAATTCTTGTTGAGTATGAGTCATTTTTACCTGATTTGGATCTGCTGATTCTAATACGAATTTAACATATTCTGGATTTTCTGGATCAATTCCTTCTAATCTCACAACATCATAACTTGATAACGGAACTACATTTTTAATCCCATACTTATCATCAATTTCTAAATGTAAAAAGAAATCTCCATACTTACACATATTACGAACCCAAGACCATAAATTAAATTCTACATTCATAATATCATAAAATAAATTATGTAGTATTTGTTTTATTTGATCATTATCACTATTGATTGTTAAAACATCACCATATTCACTTTTCATTGTTGATTCATCTGAATAAACATCCAATGCCGATGCTATAATGGAATCACTATCCATTGATTCATAATCTCTAAATAACCCTAACCGTAATGAGCGTACCATCGCCGTATCTGAATATCCAGATAGCCCTTTTCCTGTTGAAAAGAGTCGTTGATATCTATCCACTAATTGTTTTTGTGGTAAATATTGTATCTTGCTCGTATCTGCTACTTTTAATCTTCTTCCACCAACGTTTCTAACAATAACGTTACCAGAAAATAATCTAAACAGTCGAGCTCTTATTGATGTATCTGCCATACTTTCCTCTAATTAATTAACCATTCTAAAGATTCTTTATCTTTATTTCTATTTCCTACATCCCAAGTCCAGGCGTCCTGGGCTGGGTTCTCATCTGTTACATAAATGCCAGGATTCATATCGATTCCTGTCAAACTTTTCTTTTGTAATTCTATTCCTTCAGCCCTCAATCTTAATGCAGTTTCTCTAATCCATAATCCAATACCAAATGACATTACTAAGTCATCATTATATCCTTGCATTGCTTCGGCTTTAGTTCCGTTATATATAAATACAAATAATTCATCAATTAATCTCTGGGAATAGACTTTAACTGACTTTTCTCTAAAAAATTCTTCTAATTTAGAAATAACTAACGGTCTTGTTTTCGTAGACATTGTAAAACCTGGAACCATTTGTTTTTCTTGTCTATAAATCTTATTAGTCATTTGTTTTTGTGTATCTACATACTGTAAATCTTTACTCATATAAAATAGATTCTCATACTCTCTATCTATTACTTGTTGAATAGCAGCCCACCCAATTGATGCATTCTCAATAACTAATAATGCATTATTATACTCTTGGGCGATATTAACAAGTAAATTACCAAAATCTCGTGTAGAAATTTTTCCTCGGTATTCCGCCACTTGTTTACAATCTTCTACTTCCATAACATGAAATGCAGAATAATCTGTTCCATCTCCTCTACTAACATCAGCACTCACCACATAATCTTTTGTATAATTTGGTTGTTCCCATACCCAAACATTACTGTCTATACCCCTTTTTTCAATTGGGTCTTTCACCATAGTGGTTCTATATTCTTCTAAAATAACACCATCTACTACTGATTGTCCTGAAGTGATGAAGTCACAATCACATTCTTGAGCTGCCATTGAAGGCCCTAATAATTTATCTTGTTCCAATCTCCAATCCTCATCTCTGTCAGGATGTATAGTCCAATGAAGTTTAATCATATTCCAAGTATTAGTACCATCTTCAGCATCTACCCAAGTTCTATGAAACCAATTACCAACACCATTTGGTGTGGATAGTGCTATACATCTACCACCCAATGCCAATGTTTGAGATGCAGCAGTCCATATTGAATCAATCTTAGGAATAAACGCCGCCTCATCTAACACCAATAACGATAGTGCTTCTGAACGACCTGCTTCTTCAGAACTTGCAATTGCCTTAATTTGAGAACCATTTCTATATCTTAATGATAATTTATTATCCTCAACACAATTTGCCTTCAACCAATTTGGTAGATTTGCGTGCATTACACGAACTTTAGTAACGAGGTTTTTTGCGGTATCTTGTTTTGTTGCAATAACCAAAATATTCTTATCATTATGAAAAGTCATCAACCATAAAGAATATCCAGCAGTTAATGTAGATATACCTAACTGGCGTGCCTTTAAAATAACATTATATTCATTATTTAGTAAATCTTCAATTGTTCTTTCTTGAAAATCATACAAATTAAATGGAATTTTGCCTTTAATTGGATGCTGAATCACGCAATACTTTTTTAAAAAATAAACAGGTGATTCTGCACATTTAATAAATTCTCGTTTTATTGCTTCTTTTATATTTTTCTTTTTATCCATTAGTCTACCAACTTGATACCTTTACCTAAATAATATGATGGAATACCTACTATTCCTGCACCATAAACGAAATATAACCATTTATTCTCATACCAAGATGGTTTTACTAATTTTACCTTCTTTTCTAATAATTTAATTTGTTCATCAGATAATTTAATTTGAGATTCATATAAAATCTTTAAAGAATCATCAGCTACTGATTTTCCCTTATAAATATCAAATAAACTGTCTTGATACAAAACTATTTTTGATAAACTATCTACTTCAAATTGTAACTGTTTTATATTATTAGTTAAATTTATAGCATCCTCTTCGCTCAGCGTCATTTGTCCGAAAAGAGTACCAACTAAAAATAAATGTATTATCCATTTCATTAGTCAAAATTATTTTAATTATCTATGTAGGACGTGAACTACACCAGTTGCACCAATTACTACTTTCCTTACACCAATTGGATAAAGTGTTTTAGTGGTAATTTGATCCGTATCTAATGTTCCACCACTAGCACAATGTATTACTACATTAGTAGCATTTTCAACAATAAATCCCGCACCAGAATTTGAACCTGTGGCATGAAAGGTAGTACTTGACGCCACCTCTGTTACCTTATTATAATCACCCAGTGCTAAATTGTCTGGTATTGCCATTTTAATCTCCTATTATTTTTTCTTAGCAAATTCTCTTAAAAAATCTTCAGCCTCAGAAATATCTTTTACTTTCTTTGCCTTAGAAGAACCTTTTTTTACTTCTTCTATTTCTTTTTCAAGTTTTTCTGCCTTTGCCTTTAAATTATCACTTTTTTTAGAAACAGATTTAGTGGCAGACTTAATTTGTTTCTTTTTTTTCTTTATATCTTTAATTTTTTTGTCTATCTTTACTATTTTCTTCTTTTTTATCTTAGATAATAGTTGAGATAATCCCAGAAAAAAAGTAAATATCCAAACAGGATTAATCTTTTTAAAGAATTTCCTGATTGAGTCCCTACTCATTAAAGACCGCGTTTAATTTTAGCAAAGTATCTAATTAAATCACTTTTATCCAAATTTAACGCCTTAACTATTCTTGCCAGTGCTGCTACTTGTCTTTTTCGATTAAGATTAGCACCTTTAATAGCATCAACTGCTTTATTTAAATATCTTTCAGCCTGTGCTGGAAGTTTGTAATCTTCTAACTCGCCCTCACCCATCACTTCCTTAATTTCAGTCCGAATTATGTTACGCAATTCCTCTTGTGTCATAGTAAATCTCCTAATTAACTGTGTTTTACCTACATATAAATATCAATTAAATTGTTTCTTCTAAGTTTTTTAAATAATCTTCAGCTTCTTCTAAAAGTTTTTTCATTTCTTCTCCATCATCTCCGCCCCACTTTTCTTCATCTACCGAATAACCATCTGCTCTTACTTGATTAAAAAAACTAACCGAATCTGGAGAATTTTTCCAATCTTTGATAGTTTGTTTTAAATCTCTAATATAAGACAGTTTATTCTCTCTTACTTTATTTTTCTCATATTCCTCATAAGTACCATTTATTCTCATCTTGGTTTCTTCTTTAACAACACAATCATGACACCTGCGTTGCATATAATAAAATTTATTATCTAATCGAGTTTTCATTATTTTATTACACTCTGGACAAAACCACGGCATCCGTGCTTCTTTAAATATATCAGCCTTTTCTGCAGAAAGTTTTCGTTCTTCTTTCTCTTTTTCAGTAAGTTCTATTTTATCACCGTCATAACCTACCAATATACGTTTTTCTGGTGTTTTACCATCAAGAATTGATTGTAATGCTTCGTTTTGTCTTTGATTTTCTCTACTATATCCTGCCATAATAACCTCTAAAAGTTTAATAACCCTAAAATTTGATTCACGGGTGCAAATGCTCCTGTAAACTTATAAGTATTACCTTTATACTTAAATACTATGCCTTCTGACGGAACAATTGAAGATAATCCACCAATTGCTTCTAATTTTTCAAGTTGGTGTTTTAACGTAGCCAACTTTTTAACATCTTTACCTCGTTTTACCTGTTTTATTGCCGCAATTACATCTTTTCTTATCTTTTGTACCGCCTTATCACCCGAAACTGCTAAATATCCACTAATATTCTTTAAAATTTCAGCTCCAACATCAAAAAATAAAACTTCAAAAGGTTTCATATTATCTTTTACCCATTTTTGGTGGTCATTTTTATCAAATGATAATACCCAATCCAAAAAATCAGGAGATTTACTCAAATCTTTTTTAATTTGTGATATTTTATATGATTTATCAAAAAACGCCCATCTTTTAGTTAAATTAATCAAAACTTTATTCGGTATTTTTGCTTTATGTTGTTTTGATGAATTAAAGATAAATTCTTCCCAAAAAGATTGATGATACTTAGATAATGTATCATTATCATTCAATGCATATTCTTTTTGTAATTTATTTAATCTACTGATAAATCCAGTCTTCTTTTTTCCAAAATCTTGTACTTTTGATACTTGTAAAAATTGAGGTTTACCAATTTTATAATGTTTTTGTATATGTTGATTAACTTGTTTAATCATTCCTGCCAACATCCGTCCAGAACCTTTAAGTTCACCAATTGCCTTACCACTTTCATCATATTCAAGTGCTCCGTGAAATACTATTTCTGCTTTATCATAATTAATTACATTTGATGATGCAGGATAGATAACTTCAAGATTCATCCAATTCTTACCATTACCAAAAATCTTTTCTTTTTGTGCGTCGGATAATCTACCAATTGATTTCCCCAAATCTTTCATTGCAAATACAAAGGCATCTCTAATATCACCTCTACCTGCAAACTTAGATGCTACTCCACTCGCATCCATCGAATTTGCTCCAAAATTCTTTAATTGTCCTTTATTTCTAGCCGTAACTAATTTACCATCTTTCCAACTTATCATTAAGTTCTGGCCGTCAAGTTTCTCTGTAACATTATCTTCTCGACTTAATTTACCACCCAATCCCAAAGTAATAATATTTTTTAAATCACCAAATGTCAAACTTTTATCATCAAAGGGATGATTCATGTGACCATAAGCTCCACCCATTAATAATAACTCCTTTCCGTTATACTGTTTGTCTGTAACTAACAGATTTACATATTCATTTAAATCTAAATTTTCTTCTAAATCTTTATATTGTCCTTCATCTTCATCTGGGATTTTATCTCCATGAAATTTATCCATAGGTGATAAATCAAGATTTTTTGCTCTTTCTGTATTTTGTCCGACTTCTTCTTCATCTACTCCAGCCGATACTGGTGCCTCAACTTCCACTCCTGTATAGTTTTTACCATCGGGAGTAATTCCATTCCAATTAAGAACTTCCCAACCCAAACTACTCATTATAAATTTTATTCTATCTTTATACGCCTCTATTGGATTTGTTCTTCCAAATCTTTCACCGTAAGCTCCAGTTCCTTTTTTACCATAAGCAACTGCTGGAACTATGTTTTTTGCAGTTGTATAATCTAGTCCTGGGTCTTTTGCTGAATCACTTATAATATAACTCAATAAATCCCAACCAGTATCATTAATTTGTTCATGGGAATACATATTTTCAATCCAAGTTTTTGTAACTCGTTTGTAATCCTCAAATCCATCATAAAATGTTGGTGGGCCATCATCCGTAGGAAACATACCACTATTAGCAACTTCTTTTAATAGTTTTGGTATAATATCTGGATTATTAATTAAAAAATTATCATATACCTCATATAATTTACTAAATTTATTAGTCATCATATTAAAAACACCTTTATCATAATAACCAAAGAATTTTTTAAATCTTCGTTCTCTATCCTTTTCATGTTCTGGTGAACCAAGAAGTTCTCTCATAGAAGTTCCACTAACTTCCACTCCACCCACTCTCATTGAAACGTGGGGTGCTGTAAGAATATATCCATGTTCTCTATGACCCACCATATTATTCTTATTCTTTTTATAATCTTGAAAATATGCTCCACCCGTTAATCTATCAGCGTCTTTTTCACCAAATATGTAGATTACTGCAGTTGTTTCCTCATCAAATTTCTTTAATGTGTTTTTAGCAACATAGGGTGTTCGTTCTTTTATAATACGATTTTTAGGCACTCCCATTTTAGACATATGACGAACTTTTTCTTTAAAATTCATTGGATGCCGTGGTGGTTGTTTTATATCAGATGTAGTGATATATGCTACATCAACTTGTTTTTTTAACCATTCGTAGGTTTTCAAATGGTGGGGCCCAAACGGCTGAAACCGTCCACCGTAAATACCTACGACTTTTTTAATTTTTGATTTTTCTTCTATCACATTGGATGTAAAATCCCCTTTCTCACTAATAGAATATACAACATTTTTACTATATAAGTCAAGCCCCTTTTCAAGTTTTTCAACAGTCACTCCAGTATCTTTAATTGCACTTTTCTTCTCTGCCTTATCTGTAGTAATATATGTGTCATATTTATCCCATGGAGAATGTTCATATTGACGAACTTTTAATTTAATCTTTGATTCATAATCGTTTGGTAAAGTATTCTCAATTCCTAAAAATTTAACCGCTCCTGGTATCAAATATAAAGTCATTTCTCTTTTATTTAAATTCATCATTAACTGACTTGATGTCCAGAGTTTATTCTGTGCCCTTACTAAATCAAATTTCGGGCCTTCATCTTGTTTATGATTATAAAACGCTGGAAATACCTTCTTGTAATCTTTTTCTTTAGTTAATATCTCTAATGAATTATTCAATCTCACCACAGAAGAATGTCTATCTGATCCTTTATTATATCCTTGTTCTGGATGATAAATTCCGTGATTTGTCTTAACTACGGGTTGTTTTAAATCATGTATTTTAACTTTAGGATTAACTCTACTTGTATTTTCTATTTCAACTAATTTATTTCCATCACTAATTAATGTATGTCCTTTAATACCACCATGAAATGTTATAAGTGATTCAACAGCATCTTTTAAAGTCGTTTTAGAAAGTGCTTCTCTAATTCTTACTCCATCTTTAGACATAGCCTTCTTTTTCTTAGCCTTATCAAAATCTTTCTCATCTCGTTTTACAAATAGTGCTGAATTTACTAAACCAATACCTTCTGAATTCATACCTTCCGTCCAATCTGTATCGTGGTCAACTACATAACATAATTCAACACCATACCCCGTTAATTCTCTAATCACTTTTAGATTTGGATTATAGTTTCTATCTCGGTTCTTACCTAATACAATATCATCTCCGAATTTTTTGGCTATTGCAATACATTCATCTACTTTACGATATTCATCATCTTTTCGTTTTTTATCTAATTGTTTTTTTACTTTATTGACTTTCTTCACACTTGGTGCACCATTAATCACACCACCACCCGCACTTAAACCAATAGATTCTTTTCTAAAAGTTCCAAATTTTGGTTGTCCGGTTTTCTTTTTTCGTTTCCCTCGATTAACTAAGTTTTCATCTTCTGGTGAATTAACAGGTGTAGGTGCCTGATTGTCAAGATAGTTTGGTGGATTTAACATTTCGGTTGTAATTTTTTGTTTTTCAATCCACTTCTTGGCTTGTTTATTTTTAATTGGTTTTTTGATAAACTTACTAATACCCTTTTTGACCAACATATTAAATTTTTTCTGTGCTTGTTTTGGGCTTAATGTAGAATTATTATCAACTAACATAAAATTTTGATTGCCGAATAATCCTTGAAAAAATGCCATATTTTTTTGTACATTTTTCCAATACTTTTCTACAATTTCTTCTGGTAAAACTCTATCTCTTAATTTGTTTCTCTTTTGTGCTACCTCTAATGAAGTATTTACAAATACCATATAGGTATCATAACCTAAATCAATTAATTTTTGTCGCTCTTTTTTTACATCTTTATATTTGTGTCCAGTACCATCTATGATAACACCAAGTCTACCTTGTGAATATAACTTTAATCTTTGTTTACTCAAAGCTTTAGCGTGTGTTCTCACTCCCATATGTGCACTATAACTTGGATCTGTAATCTGTCTAAATAAATCATCTGGCATATTATCTAAATCCGTTGTACCAAAATATTTTTTCAAAAACATTTCTAATTCAGTATCTTGATTAACAAGTTTTAATCCGTATGCGGAAGTGGTTAATTTATCGGGTATTCCAAATAACCCACCAGCAACATATGACTTTCCACTACCTGGCCCACCTGCAAGAAATACTGCCTTAAAAATACCTGGGTCATTTTTTCCTTCAAATAAATCATCTGCCTTCCAAATATCTTTTGGGTCTTGTGCCATATCTAAAACTTGTATTCTAGCTTTCGTAACTCCATGTTTCTTAGTTAATATTTTTATTATCTTTTTAGCCTCGGAATGTGATTTAGCTTTTGTATAAAGTATATCTTCGTGTTTCTTACCTGGAGGAATACCCCAAATTACAAATTCTTTTTTACCTTCATCTATATTATCTTCATCAAATATATTAACTGTTTTATGTATTCTGAATGTGGTAGCTTTTCTACCATTAATAGTTGGCATACCATGTTTGTCTTTACCAATATCTTTGATGACCATCTTCTTGTTTTTAAATTTACCAACAAGAATAGTATCACCAACATTGACTGGTATATTTATATCCTCTTCTAAAAAAGGGTTAGTTAACCATTCGGTTAATTTATTCATTATTTTCCTTAATTTTTGTTTACAAAAATCATATCTATACTATTCCACTTGAGTAATTTTTCTACAGTATTTTCTGTCATTTCAAAGTTATTACTACTCATCCAATCACATATGTCATCGTCTTTACATCCGGCCGGCCAAGGAATAATTTTTCTAAGACTTCTTATAGCTGATGTAGTTCTAACGCCTTTCACACGTTCAACCAAATCTCCTAAAGAATTTAAAACAGAAACTTCACTTCCGTTAGTATTAATTTTTAGAAAATCAACACCATCAATATTATTCTTTAGTATAAAATCATCTAACCTAACAGTCTCCACCCAAACAATTTTTTTCAAAACATACTCTTCTTCAAGATATTCATCACGTTTCAAAAATGGAAATAACGAATTTACACTATAATTCTCATATGTAAATAACTGTTTACTCGTTACACCATTGTACTTATCTTTATTATCACTAACAGCAACATTGTATACAAAAAAATTATCGTAACCTAAAGATTTTGTATAAAGTTCTTCATAAAGTTCTTTTTGTGGTTCAAATGCGTAAACAATAACATCTTTTTCTTTTATCCATTTAAGACAGAAATCTCCATCAGTTGCACCTATATCAAAATATACTTTCATCTCATACAGAAAGAGCTCTCTTATACCATCCAAATATAAATCGTTCTTGTTCTGGTTTTCTATTCACTAAGTCATAATAGTGTTTTAGACGATAACACCGAACTCTATCTACAGATGGATTATATTTTGCTAATGCTGCCTTAGTACCTGGCCCAAATCCTCCATCAACCGCTATTTTACCACCTTTACCATTAATTGCTCGTTGTAAAATCTTTACTGCTGTTCCTCTACCTTGATTTACACACATATCAAAAAAGATGTGTTTTAAACCATCAGGTAAATCATCTACTTTATTCTTATCCCAATAGTCTTTTTTATAGATTTCTTTAGCACCTTCTTTTGTAAGATTCTTTATATCTACATCTTTATAGAATCTTTTAGCAATGCCAAAATTAGTTTCGCCGCCCAAATCTTTTGGATCGTGGACGTAACCACCTTCGTGTTCTAATGTCAATTCAATTATTTCATCAAAAGTAGTTAGTGTTTCATTATTTTTCATAAATAACCTCCGTATTAAATCAAATAGCTTTTTTAATATGTTTAATTTTTCCATTCTTCAATTTATCTTCTTGTTTTAATTTTACATCAGGTTTCCCTGTTAATTTATATCCAAGAACTTCTGCATTACTCATTCTCACCTTCTCAAATTCTGCCCTGTCCTTCTCATTCAACTCTCCGCCAAACCCTTCTTTAATAACAGATTCTAATTCTTCACCAATCATTCTATGTATAATTTTTTTTGTTATTTTCATTTTATGCCCTTAAAGTGTATTACTCATACGAATTATTTTTTCAATCTTAGCCACAGATTTTTTAGTGTTATCTATTGCACTTTTAAGTTTAGAAGTATGTCTACCAGATATATCTATATGTTTAAGACGTTCTAATTGTCGTGAAATTGATTTTAATTCTTTTTCACCTGGTCTGCCTCTCATTTTAGGAGCTGCTTCATTTAATTCTTCACGAATCATTTCTCTTAGTTGTGTTTTAGTTATTTTCATTTTACTTTATTTCCTAACAATTTTACCCATTGGTCGTATTTTAATGAAACTGAACCAGCAGTTATATTACCATAAGTAATGTTATCCATATCTCTCGGTCTACCACCACCAATTGCCTTTAATGCCCTTTTTCTGAAATCATTTGGTATTACATCTTTTCCAAATCTTGCTACTCTTACATCAATCCAAGGATTATGGTTAGCTTGTTTTATAACTCTAACCTTTACGGGTATTTTAAGTAGCCTTCTCATATATGGTTTTAATTTTCTTGCGTATTTTGGATATTGTGCCCATTCATCTTTTGAAATTTTTTCTTTTATAGACTCTTTCTTATAAGTTTCAACGTGTCTTGATGCAACATTGTCATATTGACCACTACTCATTAACCTATTCATTAATCTCGTAGCTGCTCCTGGACTTCCAACTTCTTTGATACTTTCGTTGGTTTTAGGATTATAAACTTCCCACTTACCTATTTTAGCTGTTTCTCCTCTTCTTACTTTAACAGATTCATTTACTTTTAAATCAAATCTTTTTCCTGATTTATCTCTAATATGAAGAGTTGATTTACCTTTCTTTTTACTATGACCAATTACTTTCCATTCACCAGAATCCAGTTTCTTTTTTATATTTTTATTGTTAGCAGACTTGGCTTCATTTACGGATTCTGTATATTTTTTATCTTTTAGCATATGAGCAAAAGTATCGAATTCTGCTTTTAAATAAAGAATTTCACGTTCCACAGCATCATCGTCTTGTTTTTTCAAAGCCTTTAAGAAATCTTTTATATCAGATGGTAAAGTTCTTGCTGCTCTATTAAGTTGTGAATAACCTTGTGGTTTAATGGCTTCATTTACGGATTCTCTCAAAACATTCGGAAGTTTAGTTTTATTTATTTTATTCATATCTTTCTTATCTAAATCTTGTGGAAATTTAACAACATACCATCCTACTTTTCCTTTTTTATTTGCCAATGATTTATACCATTTATTTCCAACTTTTTTGTAAAATAAATCATCCGATTTTCTTTTTGATTTATAATAGTTTGTTGCTTCATTTACGGATTCTTGCCATAAAGTATTTTGACCACGAGTAATTTTCTTAATAAATTTCACTCTAATTTGACTATCAAAGTTTTTTCGTGTAAGTTTAGTATTACTTGCAAATAAACTTCCACCACTACCAGGTTTACCTTTATTTACAAGCCCCATATGAAGAACATTTGGACCAGTTTTAGTTACAAAATACTGAATACCACCCCTGTACCAAATATAATCTTTTGGTTGTATTTGATGAAATTTTATTTCTTTTGCTTCATTTATGGATTCTTTTTTCAAACGACTTTTTTCTGCTCTACCTCTATTTTTTGATTCTGCTTCAAATCCCACGATTTTTCCCCCTTTGTGTGATGCATCTTTACCATCACCGTTACCATAAGTACCTTTTTTTCTATTATACTGATTTAATTCTGCTCTGTATTTCTTTGCTTTAGTAGAAGAACCATATTTTTTGTATTCTGCCTTATAATCTCGTTCTTCTTTTACTGATTCAAATGCATGTTTTATAGTACTAAGGGCATGTGGGTTATTAGCAAGATAATTAAGAATCTTCATTGCTGCTTTATAAGACTGAGCTTGTTTAATTCCCAATCTTTTCATCAATTGCTTAATTTTTGGATTTTTTAATACTTTATCTATATTCACTTGAACTGCTTCCTTCTGTTCTTCCTTTTCCCATTTCTTAGCCATTTCAGGTTCGTTAGCGTGCATCCACTTTCTCTGTTTTTCTGACTTGAAGGGCATTATTTAAATTCTTTATATCCCATTTTATTTAACATACTATGTAATCCAACCATAAATGTATGTAATGCTATATCTACATCTGCCATCTTCTCATACTTTTTTACAATATTACCTATATCAGTTCCAATTTTACCTAATTTTTTATATAATTCAGCATCTGGATTTCTTTCATTTATTGTAGCTTCATGTTTTTCAGTAGAGGATTCTAATGTGGGTAAACTTTCCCCAAATTTTCTTGACCACGCATGTTCTTTTATAATATCTTTTAATTTTATCATTACTTTAATTCCTTCCAATCTTGTGGGTTAGAATATCGTGATTTATAATACCATTTTTTATCTTTAACATTCCATATATAGAAATATTCTTCACCACTATTAAATTTTACCACATCTCTATTTTTCCAAGTATTTGAAAAATTATCCTTTTCTCCTCTATCTCTACCATAAAATACAGTTTCACCTTTTTTTGGATTATCAAAAGAATGGTCTTTACCACCTTTCATACTCTTTTCAATAGAAGAAATACCTTGTTTTCCAAGTTTCAATAATTGTTTTACTTTACCAGAATTAGAATAGTATTTCTTTAACATCTTACCTGCATGTTCTGGATAACCATCCCAATGTCCGTAAGTAGATGCTATTTTACCACCTGGTGTTTCAATTCCTACACTCCAACGAGTTCCCTCGGTCAATACTGTCTGAATTTCTTCCCTAATTATTTCTTTAATTCTCGTTTTAGTTAATTTTACAGATTCCATTGGATGACTTTTCATATATTTAACAAATTGTCTTGCTCCGTCAATATATCCTAATAATTCTTTTTTATCAACACCTTTAAAATGTCCACTCTTTAGTGCAAGATTTAGAAGAGTTCTCGTGGGTTTACTTTTATTTCTCATTACTATTGCTTGTAATATATCTGCTTGGTCTGAAGTTAATATACCCATTCCAGCCTCATTTACGGATTCTTTAATACCGAGTCCCTTCAGAGTCAAAACCATAAGTCTTAACTTTTCTTTTGGTTTTATATCTTTATCTAATAAAAAGTCATTGTATTGGTTTGCTATTGAACCCGCAACCCTATCACTAACTCTTGGCATTTTCTTTCTCAAATCTTTTTTAATTTTATTAAATGTACTTATAGTACCTTTTTGATTTTTATATTTTTTATCAAGGTCTTTAATAAGTTG